TTCGGGTTCAGAAGGTTCGGTGCGGCCATGTCAGCCTCCAAATAAAATGGACATTGCGAAAGGTCGGCCCGTCACATCGCTCTCAGTAGCAGAGACATACACCACAGCATTCCCAGACAGGTTGATAGCTGCGTCTGAGTTGCTACTTTCAGTGACAGTACGGCTCAGAGTGGTTCCAGACGCCGTGTAAGTGCCTGTTCCGATCTCCCAAGCCGTACCGTCCTCAATGACGTAACGCACAGTCTCCCCGTCGCCGACGCCAGCATCAGCGAATGACTGATAGCCGCTCTCAGCAGAGCCAAGCGTGATTGGGCTTCCCGTGCCAGTAGTGGCAGTGCCCATCTTGGCGCGGTTGACGAGTTTGACCATTTATCAGTCCTCAGTAATCGTGGTGCCAGTACCGATGCGCGGTGTGACGCCAGTCGAGATGCTGATGTTCGGCGTGATTGCCCCGTAGTAGAGGATCTTGCCTGTCCCGGTGCTATCGGTGCCGATTGAGACGTGCGTTGCTGTCTCAGTGCCACCTGTCGCTGCCGGGAAATCGATGTTGGCTGTTGGGGACACGCTGTTGGCCGTGATGGTCCAGCCTCCAGAAGTCCGAGCCACTGCGACACGAGCATAGCTGGTGTATGCGCACTCGTTCGTGGTCTGGTTGCCAGCTTCGCCGGGGTCAGATGTGTGCAGCGCAACGTACAGGTTCGTCAGCGGCGACGTTCCGGCATTGTCTGCGATGTTGGCGATGGCTGTGGCGTTGAAAATCAACTCCAGCAGGTCGTTCTCGAATGTGTTGCCCTTCGACATTGGGACAGTCCTCTCAGTTGTTGCCCAGCGGGCGGGGTTTTGCCAAACTTATCACAAGCCTGACGTTAATTCATGCAATGTCATCAGTTATGATGACTTCGATGTAGCTGGCGTTCGGGAATGTCTCGATTTTGCCGTCCGAATATGTCACTTCAAACTCAGCCTGAAACGTCCCAGCCGCTGCGGTATCTGCCGCGTCCCAATCGTATCGCACGATACCAGAACCCGCCGTCACAACAGTTGCGGCTGTGTCAATGATGACTGTGCCAGCCGCGTTGCGCATGTGAAACGTCACTCCAAGGTTGCCCGTAATATCAACAGCCAGCCCGTTTCCGTCCAAAAGCGTTGTCTGAATTGACGGTGATGTGTCGTTTTGCTTTAGGTTAAACGCCATCTTATGTGTTCCTCGTCGGGTTGGCTGGTACGGTTATAGCAGAATTTAGCGATACCGACAAAGCCGCGTTTGTCCCGCCCGCGCTTGCCTCATCTACTGCACGGCTGGGCGCAGGCGGTATTGCCGCTCCGACACCAGACAGCGCACCGTCACCCGCTATAGAAGCAATGCCGCTGATGACTGCCGGAATTGCAGCAAGCGTTGATGTGCCTGCTATTGCTGCGGTTGCTGATATGGTTGTGACCAGAATATATTGGTAAATTGCATCGCCTGTCGCGCCAGACGTGTAGAAATTGTTTCCGTTTGTCCGAAAGAAAACGCCCTGAACGCTGGTGTCTTGGCCCGATACGTCAAAGCTGTCTACATAAGACGCGGTTGATATATCAAACGCTGTGCTTAAGTCGTATTGGTAAATCGTTGTTTCGTCAGCAACGTATACTTTTGACCCACTGTCGCCAAAAGCCATGCTTTCCGGCGTTGTCGTTTGCGATGCAATGCTAAACGCATCAACAAAAGACGCCGTTGAAACATCCCACGCCGTTGATAGCGTGTATTCGTTAATATCGTCGCCAGAATTTCCAAGAACAAACATCTTGGTCCCGGCAGTGTTGAATTTTATACTCTTTGGAATTGTATCTTGAGCAGATATGTCAAAAAGCTGATTAAACGTCGCGCTACTTACATCCCAAGCGGTGCTTAAGTCGTACTCGTTTACATCATCGCCAGCCGCGCCTACGACATACATCTTTGCGCCGCTATTGCCGAACGCAAGCCCTTGCCCTGCGAGTTCCTGACCGGAAATACTAACGCTGGTTGTAAATGTTCCCGTTGAAATATCCCACGCTGTTGAAAGCGCGTATTCCAAAACAGTGTCGCCAGTATTGTCTAGGACAAACGCCTTTGCGCCATCATCCTTTAGGACAATATCCTCTGGCCCGCCAGTTTGCCCGCTTATATCAAGCGTTGTTCCACTGTAGGTGTATTGGGTAATATCCCAAGCAGCCATTATTCATCCGCCGCCGCTTTGGCCTGCGCCCGCTTTAACTCAGCCTCAAGGCGTTTGATTTCCTTGCGGAGTAAATCAAGGTTCGTCACCCGGTCCCAAATGCTCATGCTGGTGCCTCCGGCCATGTGATGTTTTCAGGAAAGCCAGCTTGTTGCGGAATGTCGCGCAGGGCTTGGCGATATGTGGCCCACGCAGCGGCATCAACAGGCGCATCCGGCACTTGCGTCCAGTCGGAGGCGCTCAACATCTTATCGCGCAGAGCCTTAACCTCAGCCGCCACAATGTCGGATGCGCTCGGTCCGTCGTAAGCTGCGATAGCGCCAAACTCGCCTGACAGCGCACGGTCATAAAGCGGGTCGCCCGGCTCAAGGCACGCGCAACCTTCGCCGCTCGTGTATTCGGCCTGTATCCAATTTAGGTCATTTACATATTTGAGGTTCTGAAACATCACGCCACCGCAAAGTTAGATGTACCGCTCTCGATGCGGATGTCTGACAAAGATACTGTTCCGGTGGAACCGCCACCATTGACGGTTGCACTAATTCTAATTTGGTCCCCCAAAACAACGGACACGTCTGCCGATGCTGTTCCGGCAGACGTAAACGTGGCGAATGCAACGCCATTTTTGAGATATTGCACATTGATGGTTGTGACGGTCCCGCTTGTTCCGACGGTTGACCGGACGCGCACGGTTCCGCCCACCAGCGCAACAATGCTTCCCTCGAACAGTTCCGCGTTGGCTGATGATGCTGGCGAAGTGTACGTCGCCGATATAGCTTGAATGCCGCGAATAGTGTTTGATCCGGCAGTCGGAGGCTGCATTGCGGCTGTCAAAATCTTTGGCGCTCCGCTCGCCCCCTCGGCAATCGCCTCTGGGTTCTCAAACGCCGCTAGAGCCTTGGCGCTGGTCCACGGCTCGCCCGGTAGCAGGCTTGATGTGCTTTGACTTGTCCAACTTGCCATTAGTCCCTCACTGTATCACATAGCCCGTTGAGCCATCCGGCATCAGGCCCGTGTTCTCGGTAATGTAGCACGCATTTTCCTTTTGCGCATCAGTCGCGGTTGCGAAGTCAGGCCACGACAATCCTGTGTCTGGGTCAGTGTCAGGCAAAATAAACGAAGGCCGCTCAAACAGGATGAATGACTGCGCCAGAACGCGATAGGAAAAGCCGGGTTCCAGTTCTTCCCACTCGATAATCTGCCACGGCTCGGTGACAGGATTGCCTAGCGTGTCAATCGCGTCATAGCTGGTCACGAACATAACATCGCCAACAGCAAGCGTGGCGTCTTTTTCGGCTAACTGCAATTCCAGATATTGCGGAGTTGTCCTATAGCGTTGCAGGAATGAGGCCTGCACCAATACCGCGTTCAGGTCAGTGCGCAGAAGCGGCGAATACCATTCAAGGTTTCGGACAGTGCCGTCCGCGAAGTTCGCGCTCTCGGCCTCGGCGTCGATGCGTATCCGCTGCGTTGAATAGTTCTTCGCGTCGGTCAGGCTTTCTGTCGGGTCTTTGCGCCCGTAGTAAATCGTCACCCGCGTTCTGCGGTCGTCAGGCGTGCGCTTAAGTGCGCTGGAAACAATCGCGTTGCGCTCGGTCAAGGTGATTGGCGGTTGGCTCGGCTGTCGCAACGCAAGCAACTTAATCTCTTGGTCCCGCTCATCCCACCAGATGGAAAACATCCCGTCACGCATGGCCTCTGCGCATATCTCGGACACTGGACGCGGCTCAGTAAATGAGCCTGTTCCCTTCAGCGTCGAAAGCCAACTTTCGCCCTCACTGGTCCAATCGGTTGCGTAAGGTATGAGGCTTACCGGGATAGTCGTGTGATTGCTCAGGAGGTCATAGACCATTTCCCAGTATAAAATATCGTCGTAATGCCCGACGCGCTGCATACCGTCATCTGCGCTATGCTCGTCCGCTGTCGTTCCCAGAGCGCCACGGACAACGCCGCTGAGTGACCAGACGCCCGCGCTGCCTGTATAGCCCGTGTAGCTAATTACCTCGCCGCTCAGACGGCCATAGAATAGCCCATCATTGCCGAAGCTATCCGACACGTCGTCTTCGGTCCCGGTGACTGTGATGCTGGTCGTGCTTGCATCAATGTCAGACTGCAAGCGTAGGTCGGTTGCGCGGGGGAACTGCGCTTTCTTGCGCTCCGCCCTGCCAAGCGGGTCTAGCCCTGTGATGGTCCACGCCCCGCCCGATGGAGGGTTGATGTTGGTCACGTCATAGCGGCGCACTGTCATCGCCGCCAAGCTGTCGCCTTCCTTGCCCGTGTAGAGATACATCTCCAACTGCGGCACGGCCTCGCCAAGCCATGCCAAGAGTAAGCGTCCGATACTGCCCTGCACGGTGCGCTCGGATGCGTAGAAGTCGCCAAACTGGTTGCGGAACTCGAAGTCGTCTAACGTGACGGAAACGGTCCCGCGCAAGCCGAACGGGCTTTCACCCTCACGCACTGCACCAAGATTAAGCCGTGTTGGTTCGGTCCTGACCGTGCGCAGGATAGGGATGGCTGGCCCATACCACTCATCGGCGCTTGGCAATCCAGCCGTGAGCGGTGCCGGGTCGCCCGGTCGCGTGAAATACCAGCGCAACTCGCCGTCGAGGTTGAACACGTCCTTAGCGCCGCAGGTGTTGTACGTCTGGAAGCACTTGGGTGTGCCTGTGGCTGTGCAGGTTCCAACGCCGAAGCGCAGGTCACAACGCTTTTGCCGCAACTCTAGGACTTGGACGGTCTTAGTCATGGCGCTGCATACCCCATGCACTGGAACGTCACTGCGCCGCTGTTGTTGAGATTGGCCCGCTCACGGTTGAACCGTGGCCGCTCCATCGCCCGCGCGTAGGCAACATCATCTTGATAGCTAGACGGCTTGGCGGCAATGAAGAACGGCCCAGTGTTGTCAACGTGGTTGATAAAGCCATTCCACGTCACATCACCCGCCGCCGCTCGGAATGTCTCAGGCAAGTTTTGCACGGTCAGGTCAAACTGCAGGTCTGCGCCCTCAACAGCGCGGCCCAGAACGTCGCCTCTGATGCTTTGCTGATGGCGATACCGAACCTGCTTGCTCTCACTGATAGGCAAGCCTGTGAACACCGATAGCTGCGGCATTTCCAGAACCTCGCCCGATTGCGCAACGGCAATCTGCGGCGCAGCCGAACCGCCAGAAATGACAAACCGAACGCCGCGATATGACGTGTTGCGAAACAGCCAAACGATTGCACTGTCGTCTGCCGGGTCATGCGATGAAACAATACCAGACCAAACCACGCCGTCTGTTGTGGCTTGCAGCGCCACGCTTGCGCCAGTGCTGCCAAGGTTGTGCGCCGCAATCGCTGCATAGCCCGTGGTGAGCGGCCCTGAGAACGTCAGAGTGACTGTCTGGCCTGTGCCGCCGCCTTCCCATACGCTCCACGTCTCGCCATCAACAAGCCAATCCACATCAGCCCCTGTGGCCGTGCTGGTGGCTGTAGGCGTTGCCGTGTGGGTGTCAAAGCAAATGCGCGGTTGGTCGATAGGCTCTAGGTTTCCGTTAAAACCGGATTGAATGACAACGCTCATTGAAACACCAGCCTTCCGCCTCGGTCTAGCTGCGATTGAATTTGCTCAAGCAAGCCCTCAACCGACGCGCGGCTAAAGGTGTCGCCTTGCAGGTTGATGGCGACTGTTTGGGTTGGCTGCGGTGGTGCGGATGTTGTGCCGGATGCCGCGCCTGTTGAGCCAGAACCGCCAGTAGAGCCGTTGTCGCCTACGCTGCGAATAGCGTTGACGAAGCCGATACCCTTAGCGATGACTGCTGCCGCTGCCGCAAAGCCAGCAATGCCGCCCTTTGCCAATTCCTTGGACGCGCCTTCGTAAGTGCTAATCAACGCTTGCGCCGCGCCAAACACCTTGGCAATCTTCAACGCCTTCTTGTTGTTCTGCCCGATAGCGTTCAGGATTTCTGCGCCCGCACCTGCGACCGTGGCAAGGTCAGCCGCAGCGCCTGCTTTCTTGATTGCGTTAATGCGCTTCTGATGTTCTTTTTCCAGGCGTTCTTTCTGCTCGTTATATTCGGCTTGCTTAATGATTTCCGCCTTGAGGGCTTCATCTAAAAGGGCCATGCCTTCAGCATACCACATATCGACAGCTTCGCGCTCTGTCAGAAGCCCTTGCGTCAAAACCTCAAGGCGTTGCTCTAGCTGCTCACGTAGCTTTTCGGCCGTACTTAATCCGCTTTTGCCATCATCAATTTCAAACGGAGTAACAACAATTGGCTCAAGTTCAATAGGCGGCGCTACGTTGTCGCCGTAGTTTGAACCCGAAACGCCGCCGAATACTGTGTTTTCAATGCGACGACGCGCGGCTGCAAGCGCGGCCTCTGCCTCTGCAAGCGTTGCCTCTGCCTCATCCTCAGCTTCAAATAGCCTTGCGCGTGATGGCCCGCGGACTTTGCCCGGAGCGGCTTTTTCCTCACGCATCGCCCTGCGCTTGGCAAGTTCAGCCTCAGCCGCCGCAAGTGCGCTTTTAGCAAGCGTGTAGTTGTCGCTCGCAAGGTCAACCGCAGAACGCCCAGCGGCTTCAGCCGAACCCGGAACCAAGCCCATGCTTTTGTTTAATTCATCTAGAGCATCTCGCGCATCATAGGTGGACGTTTCCATGTCCTCGGCCTTAGACCGCCACGCCGCAATGCCGCCAAGTGCTAAGGCCAACAGTCCAGCAACGACCGTCAGAGGGCCGCCCGCCGCAGCAACGGCAATCGCAAGGCCAGAGAAGGCAAGTGTGACGATTTCCACGTTCTGCGAAACGGCAACCATGCCCTCGGCAACGCCCGCCGCGATGTTGGCGATACCTGACAGGCCATTGATTGCAGCCTGCATAAAGTCTTCGGTGAGAATCGTGTCAGCCAATGCTCCAAACGCACTGGCAAGTCTCTCAATAGCTGTTTGCACCGCATCGGATTGTGCTAGCGTGTTGAACCTGTCGGCCATCGCTTGCAGCGTAGGCGCAACCTCAACCGCCAGCTTGTTCCGCAATCCTTCAAACACAAGCCCCATGCGAGCGACCGCATCATTTGCACTTTCAATGCTGTCTGTCTGCGCTTTCGTCAGTTCGAGGCCGAACGCTGTGACTTCCTCACGCGCCGACCGGATGGCATCGCCGCCCTGCAATAGCAGAAGCGCCATGTTGCGAGACCGGACGCCAAGGTCTCTGAGAATGTCAGATGCCTGACCAGATGACAGGCCTAGCGCCTTGATATGGTCTGCCAGTTTTGCCATGCGCTCATCAGCGTCAAGGCCCTCTAAATCCTTGGCCCTCAAGCCAAGCTTGGCAAGCGCGTCATGCGCCGGAGTTCCCTTTTCCTTAGCCCGCTCAAGTTCGCGGTTAAGTTGCTGCATGGCTGTGTTGGCTTCACTAACCGACACGCCCGCATATCCCGCAGCAATTTGAACAGCCCGAAGTGCATTGGCGCTGCCATCAAGCGACCGAGCCAGCTTGGTTTGAGCGTCAACCGCTGCCAAGCCCTGCGTTGTCATTGCCGCCAATGCACCAGCCACCAGAACGCCAGCCGCGCCCGCAGCCTTGGCAAGTCCAGCGATGCTGCGGCCTGCCTTATTAAGACCGCGCTCAAGTGCCGTGGTGTCTGCGCCGATTTTGACCGTGAGTGGTTTAAGCGCCATCTGTCGGCTCCAGTAGCTTGCTCAGGCGGTCAATCTCAGCCTGCGATAGATGCCCCTTGCGGGTCTTTTGCGGCGTATCCTGCCGCGATAGAGCCTCTGCCAGAAGTTCCGAGAATGTCATCTGCCAAAACTCCGATGGTGAAATCCCCCATGACCGCGCTGCCAGATATAGATTGTTAAAATCTATGTCTCGGCTTTCGCCTTCTTCCGCGTCGTCGGCTGGGGCTTCGACTTTTTTCCCAAGTCAATCGACGGCAATACCGCCGCCACAAAGGCAAGCTGAAACTCAATCATTTCCTCTGACCCGCCCGTGATGAAGGCATAGCTTTCATCTTCGGACACTTTCACACCTGCCTCGGCCATGAAAAGCCGATGCACGTCTGTCAGGTCAATCGGGTCGGCACCGCCCTTGATGCAGGCGTTTGCCAAATTGAGCGCATGAATGCCTTTGGCCTTGATGCGACGAAGCAACGCCAGTGACGGGGTGATTGTGTATTCCTCACCCTGCCACGTTAGCGCCAGTTCCCTGAATACTTCGCTCATCAGGAAGCCGTAATCGCGCCGCTGCTTTCCAGCGAAAGCGTGAACGTGATTGTGTCGGCCTGCTCGCCTGTCGCCTCGAAAGAGGTGATGAAGAACGAACCTGTGTACGTTGCAAAACTGCCGAACGACACGCGAAACGCATGGAGCGCCGATGATGCCGTTGCCGCTGCCGCAAGTGCAGAGAACGTCGAGGCTGTCGCCACGCCTGTGCAAGACAGCGACATAGACTTGACTGCTACGTCATCCAGATACGTCCGCACGCCAGCATCATCCTTGTCGGTGATGTCGATTGCTTCGTTGTTGAATGTCAGGCTGTCGGTTCGAGCGCCCGCCACGACTACATATGTCGAACCATCTGACGCATATTCAACCCGGAGGTCGCGTCCACTTTCTGCTGCCATTGTACTTGCCCTTTCATTGGCTTTGCAAAGTTATACCACGCAACTGCAAATCTGCAAAGTCACGCGCCGCTGTCATATTGAATGCGGAAGGTTAGCGGCCTGTATCGCGTAAAGCCGTCTGGGTCCGGTATGTTGCCGGGACTGCTATCGAACAGGCAATTTACTACATTGGAACCGCTTACCACCAAGTCAAAATCATGCAGCGCGTCATATGTCGCCTGCGCCGCTGCGTCTGCGAGGTCAATTGCGCTCCGGCTTGCTGTAGGCCGCGCAAAGGTCGTGACCTGTATAAGCTGTTCGCCGCCGTCGCTGGTCTTAGTATCCCAAGGCGTTGCGCTCACGTCCTCAATGACAGTGAACGGAAAAGGAACCATGCTTTCCGGCTTGGTGTCCTGCGGCTTGTCATAGCCGACGTATGTCGTCAACGCCGATAGCGTAGCATCGCCCGCCAGCCGCGCTCGGATTGCCTGTGCTACGCCTGCAAAGTTCATCGCGTTGCCCCGTTGATAGCCTTCTCAAGTCGCGCCATGTATTTCGGTCGGATTTCTTCAATGGCAGGACGGAAGAACGGACGCGGCCCGCCAACGCCACCCGCAAAATTCATGCGAGATGTTCCGTATTCCAGCCAAGTCGCATATGCCAACTTACTGCCGACCGTCGCCGTCAAGTCGCCAATCTTGTCAAACTCGATGCTGTTGACCAGACGGCCCGTGTCGGTCATCGGAGGCTGGCCCGGTGCGGATGCTGTATGCGTCCGGCGCGGGTTGTATTTCTCATACGTCCGTCCCGATGCTGGCCCCCGCGCGATGCTGGTCTTGATGTTGCCTTGCAACTCCAAAGCCGTGCCGACGACCGCCCGCGAAACGGCCTGCTTGATTTCGCCGGATGCCCGCCGCAACGCAGCCTGCAACTCTGCCGAACCCTCAAGGCGAAGCGTGACGCTCATACCGCGACCCCAAGCTGCGCGGTTATCTCAAGCCACTGGTCGTCAAAGTCCACATTCGCAATGAAGCGGATGTTGTATGCGCGGTTCCTGATAACCACGCGGTCCTTTTCCGTCAGATCGGCAAAGTAGCGGCATACAATCTTGTGCGTTGATGTCGCTTCTGTGCGTTCAGATGACCACCGCTCGCTGCCCGACATTGGCTTAACCATCGCCCGCGTCGGTGCGCCTGTGATGGTTGCCCACGTCTGCAATCGTGCGCCATAGCTGTCGGCTGTATTGGTCACGCGCTCAAACGTCACGGCCTCGCGTAGCTGCCGTGCGTTATACTTGGATGATGTGCAGCAATTTACCATGCCAGCTCGTCCATGCGCCGATAAGAAGCCAACAGCGCTTTCATCTGCATGTTGATGCCTTCGCACGTCCCGTCATAGAGCGATGCGGTATAGAGCCGTACTGCCTCAAGGATAGCAGACGGAATGCTGCCAGAGCCGTAGCCCGCAACGTATGTGACTTCTACCGCGTCCTGCGCCCGCAGATTGCTCGGCCACGTCTCGCCCTCGTTGAGGTAAATGCGACCGCTGGTCAGGTCCACGCCGTAACGGGATGCGCTGTAGGTCGCGCTCACATTGTCGCGGTCATAGGTCACAACGCTGGTGACAGATTGCAGGGGAGCAAAAGGAAGATCCAGAGTATCGCCACCGCCCAAGATGTAGGGACGCGATGCTGTATGCACGCCTGGCCCAAGCGATAGCAGGCGGTCATCGCCGTACGCCTCAGTGAAGCCGTCTGCTTTGAACACGAATGTCTCAGTCAGCAGCGCACGCCGAAGGTATTGCTTCACCGCCTCGGTTGCCGTGGCGATGTAGGCTGTAATCTGGTCGTCATCTGCGGTCCCATCAACACGCAGAAAGCCCTTCATGTCCGCCATTGAAATGGCCGGGCTGTCGGTCGATGCCGTGACGGTAACTGACTTGCGGTTGAACCTCATGTCTTGGCCTTCCGCTTGCGTGTAGCCTTGTTTTCCGGCGCGGCCTCGTGCGCCTTCGTCACAATTTCGCAAGCGCCTTGGTCAATGAGCAAGGCAAGCGTGCTGTCGTCAACGTCGCGCTCCATACCGGGATGCCACGTCTGCACGGTGATGCCGTCCAGCGCGATGCGGAATGTGCGGAGGATTTTGACCTTGGTCATGGGCTGTGCGTCCTTTGCAGCATGATTGCCTTGTCCCAAAGCATAACATCTTCAGAGCAACTGATAAAGAACCGCGCCCCATACTGAGCAAACGGCGCGGTCACGAACAGCGTCCCGTTGAAAAACAGAAAGTCGGTGACGCCGCTGCCCTTGGTCAAGGCTCGACGGTCACGCGCGATGATAGTGCTGTAATCCGAGCCAATACCCACATCTATCTCGGCAAAGGTCGCCGTGCTGGTGGCCTTGCTGATGCGGAATGTGAGGTTGATGTTGTACGCCTCACCAATGGCAAACGGCTGCAATGTGCTGCTGCCGAATATGTCCAGAGAAATGCCGCGCCGATAGTCGGTTGTGCTGCCCGCCCCTGCGCCGTCAATTGTTACATGAGTAAGCGTGTCGGCTGTGATGGATTGCTTGCTGTCAACGGTGTGGGTGGCGTCCTCAAGGTAAAGCCATCCGCCGTTATATGGCGCTCTGCGCTCCATATTGTCGTCGGTGCGAATGAGGATGTCAGCCGCGCGTTTGTTGTCCTCGGTGGCGTCCACCAATTCAGACCAGTTGATGTTCGTCATTGGATGCCCCTGCGCTTAGTGACGGGCGACCGTAGCCGCCCGCTTCTAAACTCAGGTCGCCGCTGTGCCGCTGTCGATGGTGGCTGTTGCCATCACCGCGCCCTTGTCCTTGCGAGCATGGACGGTCACTGCTGCATTGGTTCCGGTTGTCCCAGTTGCCACGATACGGACGTAACGCTTCGAGCCGATGTAGCCGATTGAGCCAATCAGCTTGTCGTCGTCGGTGTCTGCGGTCACGGTCAAGGCGCTTTCCAGTCCAACCAAGTCAGCATCGGCAACGGCTGTTGCGTCGGCTGCGGCTGTCGTGTCGCTTTCCTGCACCTCGAACGAGAAGCCCGATGCGGTGCCTGCGTCTGTGACTGTACCTGTGGACACTGTGAAGGTCAGCGCCTCCCAGCCCTGCATATCAATCCAGTCGCCTGCTGCCGGGGTTGCCCCGCTCAGTGTAGCGGAGAGGCCAAGGCCAAACTCCGC